AGAATTAGCAACATCATCACAAACTCAGTGGATTTCAACTCTTAATGCTACCTTTTTTATCACAGGAGTTCAATTAGAATCCGGTACAGTTGCGACCCCGTTTGAGAGAAGAAGTTTCGGACAAGAGTTAGCATTATGTGAAAGATACTATCAAATAAAAGAATATAATGGGGGAACAGTTAATATGTATCCTGGTTCAACTAATGGTTATTTTAGCATACCTCTTTCTCCATTAATGAGAACTGGTCCATCCGTAGTTACTTATGATACAGCATATCAAGCTTCTGGATTTATATATTATAATGGGGGCAGTACTGCTGTAACTTATGGTAATAATCAAGCTCCAACAGTGGGTGCCGTTTCATCTGCAGCTTCTAGAACATCTGGAAACTTTTCTACTGGTGAAGTGTGTGGTCATACTTACGTTCGCATTAGAGCTTCTGCCGAATTATAAGGAGATAAAGTTATGAATTTTAAATTAAATCAAGATAGGTCATCTGCAAATAAAATAGGAACAGACGAATGGCATAATGTCGAGACCTCAACAGAATATCTTCTCTGGTTAGAAGAAGGCAACACTCCCCTTCCACCAGATCCAGAACCCGAACCTCCAACACCTCAACAAAAGTTAGAGGCAGCAGGACTCTCAATAGAAGAACTCAAAGAACTGTTGGGTCTATAAATATCTAAAAACTCATATAAATGTCTGATATAAGAGTCAATCGTTGGTTACATCAATCTGGTACTGGCGGAGTCTATCAGGATTCCACTGGTAGAGTCGGTATCGGAACGTCAGTACCAACGAGTGCTTTGGATGTTCAGTCAGGAACGATTAAGATTGGTAATAATACTTTAAGTTCTTCTGGGGTTTCTACTTTTACATCAGTAACTGCCACTACTGTAACTGCTACAAGCATTACAAATACTGGTGTTACAACCGTTGCTGCCGGTAGCACTTCGGCACCATCTATAACCCCAACAGGAGACTCTAACACAGGAATATTCTTTCCCGCTGCTGATACCATTGCATTTGCAGAAGGTGGTGTAGAAGCAGCTAGACTTGATAGTAGTGGTCGTTTGGGTATAGGAACAATAAGTGCTGTAAAAACACTTGACGTAAGAGGTGAAGCAACTTTTGGTGCTGGAATAACAGTATCAGATTTAAATTGGGGTAAGGACGCTAATCAATTAGTCTATACTTTTTCAGGAACTGCTTCTGGAAATAATCCTGCTGACGGTTGTTTAGCACTTGTAAATCCAAATGCAAATCCAAGTGCATCAAGAATTGGTTCGATTGTTTTTGGAAATAAAGTATCTGGAACAAGCGTAACTCTCAATCCTGGTATTAAAGCAGTTATTGAATGTAATACAAATACAAACGTAGCAAATGCTGCTGATACTGGTGCGTATATAAATTTCATGACTAAACTCGATAATGCAGTAAATAGAGTTCAAATGACTCTGAACTCTAATGGAGTTCTTACAAAACCTTATCAACCAGCATTTCTTGCTTATAGAGCAACCACTCTTTCTGTTACTACTGGTTGGCAAAATATTAGTCAAGGTATACTTACTGAATCTTATGATGTTGGTCCTGTTTATTCAACTTCAACCAATGGAAGATTTGTTGCACCTGTTGCGGGAAAATATATGTTTTATGCTGGTGGATGGTCAGCAGCAAATTCAAATGGAGAAAGATATGCATTTGGTGTAAAAATTAATAATGTGGGTGGTCCAGATTTCATTAGTGGAGGAAATTATTGTATTACTGATAGTCCTCTTGCACCGTATCAAATTGTTTTAAATCTTGCTGCAAATGATTATGTAGAATTATTCTATTTTAGTGCTGTTTCCACAACTCTTGGAGCAACACACTGGTTATATTGGGGTGGTTACTTATTAGGATAATAAAGACTTATAACTTATCTTCAATTGCCACAAACCTAGTCTACTCATAAAACCAACATTCGTCAAGCCCTTGACGTTTCATTTATTTTCCCTTATAATATTCAAGTCTTCAATATCCTTGTAACTTTGGGAATGAAGACCACTTCTCTGTGGTGGGAGAGGTGAGTTGGTGGTATAATAAGGAGGGTTTTTATACCCTCTTTTTTTCTATTATAAATTAATATAAAAATCATAACAAATTATGAACTTTACTGTATATTCTAAAGAGGATTGTCCATACTGCTATAAAGTCAAACAAGTTCTTGAGTTGACAGGAAGTAACTTTGTAGTATATAATCTCAATGAGCATTTTACCAGAGATGAGTTTTATGCCGAGTTTGGCGAAGGCTCTACTTTCCCACAAGTTATTTGTGATGAACAAAAATTAGGAGGATCCGTTGACACAATCAAATTCCTCAAGGAAAAACAAATCATCAAATCCTGACCTAAATAAAAAGGAAGACCACTTTAATCGTGGTGTTGAACTTATACTTAATGGAGGCAAAAGAAAGCAGACTCAACCGTTTCACATCATCTTTGAGAAGATGGTTTGCTTTCTAAATCGGGAGGTAACCATCTATTTTGAGTTTTCCTTTAGATCAAGGAAGAAAAAGTAGTTTCCCGGAGCAAACACATGTTAGCAATCAGTTTAGTATTCGGTTCTTTTCTAACAGTATTGTTTCTGATTGTGGGAGTAATGCTTGGTTGGGTTGCCAGAGAATACATGATGAATCACCAAGAAGGTCCAAAACAAATTGCATACCATCCAGAGTTTTATGATAAGGATGGTGAGTTAATCGATCAAGAAATCGTATCAGTACGATTTGAGCAAGGATACTTTGAAGATGAGTTTGAAGTAGAGGAAGACGAAGAATAGTCAATAAATAACTTTAACATTATTCAACATTTTGTTCATCATATGACTACGACAACTAAAGCAAAAACACCCGTTAAAAAGACCACTTCAAAGGCAACTACTGCTAGAGTTACTGCAACTCCAAGTTTGCCAAACAACCCGTTTGTCTTTGAAGTATTAGATATTGTATCAAGACAAAAAACAAATTCCAAGAAGGTAGAAATTCTTAGAAAGTATGAGCATGTCGCATTGAAATCAATCTTTATTTGGAATTTTGATGAATCAGTAATTTCAATGCTTCCAGAAGGTGCGGTGCCATATTCTGGATACTCAGACCAAACTTCTTACAGCGGGTCTCTTACAACGAAGATTTCTGAAGAAGTTCGTAAGATGCACGAAACTGGATCTTTTTCAATCGGATCGAGTGATAAGCAAGGGCATACCACAATTAGTAGAGAATACAAAAACTTTTATCATTTCATCAAAGGTGGTAATGATTCGTTGAATAATATTCGTCGTGAGACAATGTTTATTAATATCCTTGAAGGTCTTCATCCTCTTGAAGCAGAAATTCTTTGCCTGGTGAAAGATAAAAAGTTGAATACAAAATATAATCTTACAAAAGAAATTGTTGCTGAAGCGTATTCAGACATTCAGTGGGGCGGTAGAAGTTAATCTAAATTTTTGAAGTTATTATCATGGAAAAAAATCTTATAGAAAAACCAAAGATGCCATCAGATAAAGGAGAGGCGCCCAATAAAGATTTAAACCATACCTGGACTCCCGAAGAAAAGGAATTGTTTAAATCAAAATATGGGTGTGAAGTTATCAAACAAAACTGTACTCTAGAAGAAGCAAAAGACAGTCAAGTTCCAACTGATGCTTACATAGTCACTTATCAAATTGATGGTAAAACTTGTTATGATTTAACACGCTGTGGAAAGAGATCTAATCTGTTTGATATGTATTACGATAATCTCGGTCCAGTAGTTCGTAATATTGACTGGGGTTATGGAAAGATTAATCCAAAACTCTGGGGATATCAGGCACCCGAAAAGAAAAAGCGTAAGTGATTCCCCAGAAGGGGCAAAAAATTCCGGCAAAATTTTCTCACGCGAAGATTTTATAAATTTGTATCGTATGATACAAATCATACTTGATAAATACCCACGAAAGGGAGTATAATACTCTCATCGTTCATCTGGGAAACCAGACGGAAGTAAGCCGACTCGGAACGGATTAAAACCTACTTATAGGTCGTTCATCTATGGAAACACTTCTTTTAACTTGCCTTCAAGCACAGTTAATGGTTGGGAGAATTCATAAAGTTGATATTCCAAAACAAGCAAAAAATGACTTGATTTGGGAAATTAAACAGATTACTCCAAAAGAGTGTAAAATAGACGCAAAAGCCGACTGAAGGAACGCTCTTTAACCTAAAAAACTAAGGAGAAAACCAATGAGTCGTGTAGTGTATAGAGGTGTTGAATACGATACTCAAAAGCGTATTGAATACCAACAGCAAATGCAACAACAATCCCAACAATACAACGAAACCTATCGCGGTGTTAAGTTTGTAAAGGAGGGTCATAAGTGATGCAAAAGCTAAACTTCCTACAACTTATTAAAGAACAGAAACAAAAAGAAGATCGTCGTCACAAAGCACAACTAGCACAACTTGTTGGAGCAAAGTGATGTTTGCAATATTACAAATTGCCGCAGGATCTGCGGTTGTACTTGTTTTATTGTCGCTTTATATTCAATTTTTATTTAAGTAGAAATCGGAGGGGTTGATTCCCTCCTTTTTTTATAGGTATAAACTCGTAGGCATAAATTATTGTTAAGGAATCAACACAAAACACCTAGATAGTAGTAGAATATAGAGGTGAAGCGTATGAACGAAAACCCCTTTGTTATGTTATTCTATGTGCATGGAGGTTATTATGCACAACCTAATCTCTTACAATCAACTAGCTGGATGGGAACACTTTGAGGAGACAGTAGAACGATCTAATGAACAGAACGACTTAGTTAATGATTATTTTAATTGTTTGATTGAGTGTGATGATGAAAAACAAACTTGTAAAAGAATTTGTAGGGAGTTGTTAAGCAAGTCATAATGAAACGGGGGGGTTGACTG